GAAGAATTCGGAGAGGAAAACGCAAAAAAAATTATCAAGCAAAAAATCTTAAGTGAAAATATAGCACAGGTGCTAGAAAGTGGTGAGGAAAAATTCATCTATAAAAAAGACGGTAAGGAATATGAGCTTAGAATCCAAGATGCGATGAAAGAATTTGGATCGCGATACGATGAACTCAATTTAAAAAATGATCTTAATAAAGCCTTTTTAAAAGCACTTGATAAGCTTAAAATAGGCTATGAAGTGCTAGAAAATGCGCCTGTTAGAATAAGATTTTTAAAACAAAACAAGCCAGAACAAAGTAAGACTAGTGCTAATAATCCCGCTTTATGGAAAATTCAAAGAGATATGGGTGTAAGGCTTAAGGAGCTAAAAGCACAGGTTAAAGAAAATAATGAGCGTTATAAAAACGAATATAAGGCTTTACAAAAAGAACTCACCAATACTAAAGATTTATTTAAAAGCTTTGAAAAAGAATTTAATGAGACTAAGGGAACTATACTTATAAGCAGGGCAAAGCGGAGGAAAAACGATGCAGAGGGCAAAGTGGAGACAAGCGTCTTTTTAGGAAATGAACTTGCCTTAAGAAATGCCTTAGATCGCTGGGAAACATACTCAGGATATAGCAAGGAAAATGCCTTAGAAGTGAAAGAGCGTTTAGAGCTATTAAAATCTTATGTAAAAAGGCTAGAAAAGCATAGAAAGGACATAAGGGCAAAAAGAGAGCAATTAGAACAAGACTATCGGCAAAAAAACGCCCCGCTTGATAGGGAAATAAGCGTCATTAGATATTATAAGATTTTAAGGAATTCAAAGGGTATGAGCGATACCGAGCTTTATGAGCCTTTTTTAGAAAACACAGACGGCTATCTTAGTAAAGAGGCATTTAATGAAGGCTTACCCCGTGTAAGAGAGGAGTTTCAAAAGCTTTTTAACATCACGCCTTTAAAAGAATTTGGGACAAATTATGCTGAGTTTTATAAAGATGGCAAAGGGGCGATACAAAAGCTTTTAGCAGAAAAACAAGGGCAAGTTTCAGGGGCGTTTTATAAAGAGGGCTTAGGCGATATTGATTTGGTATGGGGGGATGATAGTTTTGGACTGAAGCATATTTTAGACAAGCACGGCGGCGAATTTGAGGATATAGCGGAGAAGCTAGATAAGATTATACAAAATGGGGAAGTGGTAAAAAGAAAGGGGCGTGATGAAGCTTATAATATAGAATACAAGGGCTTTAAAGTCGGTATAAACAAAGGATTTAATAAACAGGGAGGAAACAAATGGGTAGTAACTGCATTTAATGACAATATAGAGAAAACCGCTAAGACAGCACCCGCTAACGATTCTACTAAAGGGGCGAGTCTCCCTTTAAACTCTAAACAAAGTATAGCACAAAACAGCGAAAAATTACCTTTTGAAATGCAAGTTTTAGCGGAAGATAAATTAAGCGGCGATGAAGTGAGGCATTTAGCAAATAAAATCGGCGAAAAAACAAGGACAATGGCTTATTTTAAAGACTACTTGCTAAAAATGGATAGAGATTTTCACGCCAGAGCGAAAGATATTATTAGAGAGTATTATAAAATAGAGCCGTTTAGAAAAGAGCTTGAAAATCAATGGGCAAATGTGAAAGAGGCGTATAATAAAGGCGAAATGAGCCTCAAAGAATTTAAATTTTTATCAAAATATAAAGATGAAGGAGACTTTTTAAATCAAGTCGCCCAGACCCTTTGGCATCACAATGACGAACTTGTAAAAAATCGAGGATATACAATTAATGGGTATGGACAAATTGAGAGAGGAAAGGGAGGTAATTATTATCAAAATTTAGCTTTAGAATATGATGGGGCGCTAAAAAGTCTTAAAAAATGGTTTTATTATATTCAAAAGGCAAACAAACAAGCGCAAAGGTTTTTCAATAAGAAAATGAAAACTACAAAAGACATCATTAAAGAAGCAAAAGAGCAAGGCTTAAGCGTTAAGCAAGCGCAAAAGGCGGTTGATGAAAATAAGCTTTATAAGAGCCTTAATGAGAGTTTAAAAGCGGGGTGGGACTTTTTCAAAGCTAATAATAAAGATGATTATAACGATAAGCTTTTTAATAATGTGATAAGGGTGGCAAATGATTTAGATGTTAGATTTTGGTATCAGCCCAATGCTAAATGGATGAATGGAAGCTATACTTATGCTTTAAATAGAATTATGCTAAGAAGTGATTTTCAAACGAGTTCCAATGCGAAAACGATGTTACACGAGTTAATACACGGCGTAACAAGTCGGGCGATTTATGCTTATGAGGATAAGATTTTTAGGCAGAAGTTATCAAAAGAGCAGATTGAGGGGATTGAGGAGCTTAAAAAACTTTTTAAAGAAGTTTTAGATAAAAATGAGGCTAAAGCGTGGAAAAAAGCGGGAAATTTTAAAGCGGAAGTGGAGCTAAATGAGGGCGCGAACACCCTATATGGCTTAAGAGATGAACATGAATTTTTAGCAGAACTTGCTAATCCGCAATTTAGAAGCTTTTTAAAAGAACAAAACCTTTTTGCTCAAATTATAGAAGCTATGGCAAAAATCTTTTCTTATGTGAAAGAAAAATTAAGCGGCAAGGTTAAGAGTGTGAGCGCTAAGGAGGAGCTAGAGGGGATTTTGTATAAAATAATGGATAATTACAATAATCCGCACGAATTTAGCACTCAAATGAGCGAGTATTTTGGGTCGCGTAATTTTGTAGATATAAAAAGATTTAAAGACTATATTAAAAACAATAAAGAGCAGTTCGATAAGGATAACGGAAAATATCCTTTTAAATTTTTTGATAATAGTAAATTAAGCAATGCGGAAAAAGATGCTTTTAAGGGTAAGGCTGAATATGAGGAAGTTATGGATAGGGACGCTCGAATTTGGAGAGAGGACGATGATTTACTCGCTCTATGGTTAAGGAGCAAAGATGAAAGGATAATGCCTAATTATCCTAACCCGTTATATGAGGACGAAAGGCAAATTTTAAAAAATCATAAGGAACAAAGCTATTTAAAAGACTTAAAGAATGCCGTAGAAAATTATTATAAGGTAAATTATGATGAATTTAACAATGCTTTTAATGGTGCGTTTAAGGATAAGCACTTTTTTAAAGCCAAAAAGGGCGATGAAACGCGTGATAAGCGTGGCGTATTTATTTATAATGCAAGTGATGATGTGAAGTTTTTATTAGCCTTAAAGCCTTATTTTGAAAGCGGACTTTATAAAATCTTAGATGAAAACGATTTTAAACGAATAAGGGAAAATATCATTAGAATTTTAAAAGAGGAGCATTTAAAATATAGAAATAAGCCTTTAAATGAGTGGTTAGCAAAAGAGTGGGTGGAAAAAGATGTGGCAAATTTGCTAGAAGCTAAAGCTTCGCCTTTCACACAAAAGCAAGAGCTTGAAAATAAAGAGGCAAATGTGCATACTTTAAGAGAGCAGACAAAAGAGTTTTTAAGTGCATTGGTAGGAAAAAATATTACTAATCAAAATGACGGCAGAATAGCCTCAATCTCACGCAAAAATATTATGAAAATGACAAGCGATAAGGCTATACAAAAAAGTGTTAATAATGGATTTACTCCACAAGAACATTTTAAAGCCGTGCAAGATATAGAAAGCTTATATCAAGCAGCTGTTTTAAAAGAAACACATGCAGATAGAAAGAGCAATAATCCTAATGTTTTCATACATAGATATACCGCAGATTTTAATGGAAATAATGCACTTATAACAATTAAAGAGAGTTTAGATAACAATAGCAAGGGTAATAAGATTTATACGCTAGAGCTAGAAGCCCTTGAGTTAAAGCCCTCTGCACCCGAGCCTCAAGGTAGTATAACAATGTCTAAAAATACAGGATATGCAGAGCCTGTAACGCCCAATGAAACACATAAAAGCATTATACCACAAAGAAGCATAAATTTAGCTATGGAAAAGTTTCATTATGATGAAGCTAAGGCTAAAGACTTGCTAGAATGGCATAAAGACTCTAGTCCTTTGACAAAAGATGAAAACGGACTACCTAAGGTGTTTTATCACGGCACAGGGCAAAAAGAATTTGACCCCTTGCAAAATAAAGATGTAAATTTTGAAGTGTTTAAGACAACTTTAAGTAATCAAGATGATGATTTTTTAAAAGGGCATTATTTTAGTTCAAATATAAAAATAGCAAAAACTTATACTTATAATAATAATATTTATAAAGTTTTTTTAAATGCAAAAAATCCTTTAGTTATAGATTTTAAAGGGCATACATTTAATGATTATATAGATGAAGCTATTGACAATATCCCTAAAAGCGTGCAAGAAAATATTAGGGATTTTTATGATTCTATAATATTTAAAAATATCATAGATGACAGCACGCAAAATGGTAAAAAACACCCTGTGGCAGATACGATTATGGTGTTTAACTCTAATCAAATAAAACACATTAACAACAAAGGAAGCTACACAGATACAAAAGGCAATATTACTAAAAATAAGCCCAAAAATAGCGAAGCGGAGCATAAATATTTCAACGAAAAGAGTGAAAATATCTACTATTCTAACCCTCACTTAGGGGCGGGATTAGTAGGCGGAAGCTTAAACGGCGTAGAGCAAGATGAGGAGGGGAATTTAAGCTTTGACCCTGCAAAATTTGCAATGGGCTTTTTAGGCGGAACGATAGGAAGCAAAGCGGTGAGTAAGGGGATTGAGTGGAGGGCGAATAAGGTTAAAAAAGCTTATCCAAATATCGCTAAAGATAATCCCGCTTTAATGGAGCAAATCGCTAAAAGGGACTTGCTAACTTACGCTAAAAATGAGAGCGCAAACGCGCTAACACGCTTTTTAAACAAAAATAAGCTTTTTGATAGCACAAGGGGGCTTTTTGCTGGGGAAAAAGCGCTTTTAAATGAGGCTTACGCCCCGCACAAAGCAAGACTAAAAGAGGCAAAAGCGCTTGAAAGTAATGGGGCTGATGAGATAGAAATTTGGGAAAAAACAGGCTGGTATAAAGATAAGGATAAAAAATGGAAATTTGAAATCTCTCAAAGAGGCGGGGAGTTTAAATGGGACTTATTGAAAAAAGTGGGAAAAGATATGTTAAGCGAGGATAGAAGTATGAGACTTGAGGAGGTATTGCAAGATGATGCGCTTTTTAGGGCTTATCCTCAGCTAAAAGAGCTTAAAATAAGAGCGGTAGAGATTGACGATAGTGTTTTAGGGCAGTATAGTGAAGTTAAAAAAAATATAATGCTTTCACCTGATTTAAACTCAATGAGGGCAAAACGCACACTCTACCACGAGCTACAACACGCCGTGCAAGATATAGAGGGATTTGCTTATGGAGATAAGTGGGAGCTAAGAAAGAATTATAAGCTAAGGCACGGAGAGGTGGAAGCAAGAAATGTGGAAAATAGGCTTTTAACTAGAAAAAACGACCTTAAAAAATTAGACAAGGAAATTCAAAAATTAACAAAAGAAATTCAAAACGAGGAAAGCGCAGAGCTTGGAGACTATGAAAAATTTAGTTTAGCATTAAAAAAAAGGGATTTAGTAGATATGCTAGAGTTTAAAGACAAAATTTTAAGCTTAGATGATGAAATAATAAAAAAACACCCTCACAAAACTATGGATACGCCTTTGAGTGAAACCATAGCAGAAAGCACAATACAAGGCGAAGCGTTGAGTAAGGAGCTTGAAAGCGAAAATATGGATTTAAAAATTACAAAGGAAAAAGATTTTTTCAAAAATTTAAGAAATAATGCTAAAAATTATCTTAAAAATCTTAAAGGCAAAATCGTAGAAAATGAAAACAATGGCTTAAAAGCGTCCATTTCAAGCGAGGGGATTAATAAAATGATAAGCGTTAAGTCTGTGGATAAGTCGATTAAAAATGGCTATACAAAAGAAGAGCATTTTAAAGCTGTGGAAAATGTGCTTAATCTCTTTAAAATAAGTCAATTTGTGCGAAGTGAAAAGGCAAATAATGGGAGCGTGGATATTATAAACTATCATAAATTTAACGCGGATTTTAGTATAAATAAAAAGCCCTCACGCGCTAAAATCACAATAAAAGAGAGTTATGAGGGAGGGAATAAAATTTATAGCTTAGAATTGTTAGAACTACAAAGGGCTAGTAAATAATCGAATGCTACCCAAAGTCGTTACTAGCCTTAAATTTATCAATAATTTAACGCGGGGGGATAGCAAAAACCCCTTTTTGATAAACAAGAAATTATACATTTTCAAGCTTGAAAAAAGCTTTATCAAAGTTAAAAGGCACAAATGATCTAATTTATAAGGAGGAGGGCTTATCTTAACAGGAAATCCGCAACCTATAATTCGTGGGTAGGTGTAGCCTACCGCCCAGCCACAAGAGCCTAGACAGATTTTTTTAATGTTAAGCCACGAGATAAGCCCAGCGTTATTATAACATAAATAGTAAATTTAAAGCAAAGGATAATAAATGCTAGAATACAAAACCCCGCCCTTAGCCTTTAATGGTAATAAGAAAAATATGTTAAAACTATATAGAGAAGCTTTAGAGGATATGAAATGCTATGTTAATAAAGATACAATTTTTTATGATGTTTTTGGTGGAAGCGGATTGTTAGCACACGAGACAAAAAGGCAATTTCAAAATAATAAAGTCATATGGAACGATTTTGATAATTTTCAAAAAAGGTTAAATATGTTAGATAAAACGGAGGCTTTAAGGCTTAAAATCGTGAATATTATCAAAGATAAGCGGTTTCAAAAAGAGGAAAGAATAAAAAGAATAGAAAGGCAAAAGATAGAAAAGCTTTTAAAAGAGGAGGGCGAATTTGATTACATACAACTTTCATCTTGGCTTAGATTTGGTGGGTCTTATGCGAAAGATTGCGAGGATTTTTTTAGAGCAAAAGAGTTTTATAATAAGATAGCTTATGACAAGGTTTTGGATAAAAAGGACTATTTAAAGGGCGTGATAAGAGTGCAAAAAGATTATAAAGAACTCTTGAAAGAAGCAAAAGAGCGGGGGAATTTCTTTTTTATCCTAGACCCCCCTTACATACAAACGGATAAGGCACATTATGAGGGCTTTTTTGGGTTATGTGAGTTTTTAGAATTAATCATAAGTATAGAAATGCCCTTTATATTTTTTTCAAGTGCTAAAAGTGAAATATTAAACTTTATGGACTTTTGCAAAGAGCCGAAAAACCTGCAAAACCTGCAAAACCTGCAAAACCTGCATTTTAAAAGAGTGAATTTAAATAAATGTATAAAAAACAAAGACAATTCGGACTTTATTTTTTATAAACAAAGGGGGCTTTTTTGATGCAAAACAAAGTATGCAGATAGAAATTTAAGTATAAAAAAAATATAATAAAATATAGGAGTTTTAAGATGACTAAGCTTGAAAAAATTATGAATTACATCATTTATTCTTTTAGGGATGAGCCTTTAAAATTAGGGAAATTGAAACTTGCTAAAATTTTGTGGTTTAGTGATAGGGCTTTTATGTATAAATATAGTGAAGCTTTAACAGGCTTAGAATATATTAAAATGCAATATGGTCCCTTACCGAAAAAATACGAAAAAATCTTAAAAGAGCTTGAAATAAAGGGAGTTATACATATTTATCAATCAAATGCTTATGGCAATGATGATAAAAAGCAAATTTGCTTTCATAGCCTTATAGAACCAAATATGAGCGATTTTAAAGCAAAAGAAATTCAAATTATAGACGAAGTTATGGCAAGGCTAAAGGACGAAAGGGCGGTTGATTTATCAAAACAAACGCACGATAAGCTATGGGATAGTGTGAATATTGGGGAAATTATGCCTATTGAGGCTGTTTTTTGGAACGATATTGAAAGCGCAAATGAGGAGGATATAAAATGGGCAAAATGTCTATTGTTTATAAAAATTTTAAAGATAAAATAAAGATTATTGAAATACATATTTTTTAATAAGCTTTCTTTTCTCTTTTTGCAAGATAAAAGAATCAATTTAAAGGCAAAAAAATAATGAGCGATAAACAAAAGCAAGCCTTAAGAGAACTAGCGCTTAGAGAATTAGCAAGAAGGGATTTAAAGACCTTTTTAAAGCTAAAATGGGCGCGTTTTAATCAAATGACCTTTTTTAGATAATTGGCATTTTGATTATTTATGTCAAGTTTTACAAAGCACGATGAAAGAATTTTCAAACCCCCCTCTTAAAAGGGTTATGCTAAATATGCCGCCCTCTTATGGCAAAACCGAAACCATAGCTAGGACTTTTATCCCTTGGGCTTTAGGAAATAATCCTTACCGTAAATTTATCTACATTTCTTACAGCGATGATTTAGGTAGGAAAATTAATAAGCAAATTAGAGAGCTGATGCACTCACAGTTTTATAGAAGTATATTTAGCACGCCTTTATTTATACAAGCAAATTCAAGCGAGTTTATCTTAAAACAGGGCGGTGGGCTTTTTGTAACGACTTTAAAGGGGGCGATTACGGGCTTTCACGCGGATAGTATTTTGATTGACGACCCGATAAAAGTGGAAAATATGAAAAGCAAAAAAGAGAGGGAATTTGTCAATCAAGCTTTTAAAGATAGTATTTTAACGAGGTTGCAAGATAAGGATTCTAACATTACGATTTTAATGCAAAGATTAGGCGAGGATGATTTATGTGGCTTTTTGCTCAATGAAAGGCATTTTAGTCCTGAGATTATCAAAGAGTGGAAAGTGCTTAAAATGGAGGCTTTAAACAAGGAAAAAACCCTTTATAACATCGGCAAATTTAGCTATGAAAGAGAAGCAAATGAGGCTTTATTTATAAAAAAACACGATTTAGAGGGCTTAAAAGCTTTAAAGGCGCAAATGGGGGATGATGAGTTTTTTACCCAGTATCAACAAGAGCCACAAGCAAGTGAGAGCGGATTTTTCTTACTTGAGAATTTTAAAATTATCCCTAGTTTTGAGATGAAAGAGCAAAAAGAATATATCTTTTTTGACGGGGCTTTTGCCATTAATGCAAGGGCGGATAATAGGGCTTTAGTCGTTGTAGGAGTGGAAAATCACGGCGAAAATAGTGTAAGATATGTGCTAAAAAACTGCTTTTATGGAGTATGGGACGAGATGCAAACTTGCGAGCATATCATAGAAACCTTAATCAATTATCCTAATGCTAGGGTTTATATGGAAAGTGAGGGCGGAGGGCTAATACTGCATAGGCTTTTACAACGGGAAATTGTAAGGGTTAATGAAAATCTTAAAAGGCAAAATAAGCCCTTAATTAATAATATTATCGAGGTGTATCCCGCCAATAGGAAAATTTCAAAAGTAGAGAAAATCAAGGCGATGAGGGCGTATTATAATAGTGGGGCTTTGGTCTTTTTAAATCAAGCCTTTGGGCTAAATCAAATCAAAAAAGAACTCTTAAGCTTTAACCCTGAAAAGCCTTTTAGAAAAGATGACTGCATAGACGCACTTGCTTCTTGCATCGCACATAAGGATACTTTGCCTCCAGCGCCTTTAAAAATGCCTTTACAAAAGAGTGGTAGAAGCGTGTATCAAAGCGGGTGGAATATTTAAGATTTTAAGATAAAATTATAAAGTTTAAGTTTGCTAACTTTCTTTTATGTGGAAAGGAGGCTTGAAAAATGTGGATTAAGATTATTGACATTTTGATTCTAATTTTAGAGCTAGTCAAGGAATTTTTAAAAACCCTTGACTAAAAAACTCATAAACACAAAAAAATTATAAGTTAAACCGCCTTAGCTTACACTTAAACATAATATAAAAGCATAAGAGAAAGGGCGGTTCTTTTGTGCTAGTTAATATCTATAATCTCCCCCGCTAGGGCTTTAAGCTCGTTTTCGCTCAGTTTTTTAAGGTCGATGTTTGCATCCTTTGCGTTAAGGGCGTGTTCTAATAAATCTTTAGAATAAAGACTTTTTTGTATGCTAGAAAGCATATTGATAAGCTTTTCACTCATTGCGATTAAGCATGGGTCTGCCTTATGCTCTTTTCTTAACAAACTCATTCTTTTAAGCTCGTGCTTAGCATATAAAAAACTCTCTATCATATTTTTATGGATAAACTCAGCGCTCAAAGCCGCCGTGAGGACTTTATCGCTAATCTTTTCTAATTCTAGGTTAAACTCCTCTAAACTAAGGCTTTCATAATCTTTTAAATTCTCAATCTTGCTTTTAACGCTATCTTTAATTTTTTGGCTTTGCATATCTAATCTTGTGCCAAATTCCTTTTTTAAAAGCTCGTTTTTCGTGCTTTCTTTTAACACGCCCTTAACTAAAACGCCCTTTTGCCATTTTTCCTTTTCTATCCATTTCATTAAGGTGCGGTAATTGATCTCAAAGGCACGACTGACTTCTTTAGCATTGTCAAAATTGCTTTCATAATGAAGCCTAATTTTTGCTTTGAGTTTTAAATCTATCATTTATCGCCTTTGAGGCAAAAGGGCGTTTTCGCTAAAGCTCAAGGCGTTTTGTATGTCGGTATCGTCTATATTACCGCTTTGTTGGTAATTAAGAGGATTGAGTCTTTTGCTTAATTTGTCAAAATCCTCCTTTTCTTTTCTTTGCATTTTTAAAGCCTTTTGCTGTTCGTTATTTACTCCTGCACTAGCATAAGCGGCGGCGTTTTGGGCTTTATTTCTTGCCCTTTCTTGCTCTTTATCCTTTTCAAAATGGGCCAAATTCTTAGCTAAAAGCTCATTTTGCTTTTGCATACTCTCTTTTTGCAAAGCGTGGATTTGCTCTTTTTGTAAATCCGCTTTATCCTCTCTTTTTTCATTTCTTTGCTCTTTGACAAAGGAGGCAAATTTATCAAACATAGAATTCATTAAAGCCTGTTGTTTTAACACGCCATTATGATAAGCCTCCGCTGCGCCTATGGCTGAATTTACAGGACCGCTTCCCGCTCTTAAATCGTTATTCGCCATTGCTTAGCCTTTTAAAAAGGGTGTTTTTATAATCAAAATAACGCGCACTCTCGCCCTCATTTAAGATAATCACATCGTTTTTAGCAAAAATATAATTTTTACCTTTTTCATCTTTATGATGGTAAGGCTCATCGCCTATATATAAAAATTTAGCTAAATCCACATAAATTTCTTTATTTTTCTTGCCTTGCTTTGCTTCGCTTTCTAGCACTTCGCTTTCTAGGGCTTCTTTTTTTGGGACTTCTTTTTTAACTGACATTTTTATCCTTTCATAATAAATTAAGTAAAAATAGTAAAAAGCTCTTTTGTAAAAAAGGCTTAAAAGCCTTAAACTAAGAAAAGTTAAGGGAGTTTTTTAGAGGCGATTTGCTTGATAATGTCCCAGTTTTCTTTATATTTTTTGATTTGCTCTAATTTTACTTTCGCACATTTCTCATCATCAAAACTATCCGCAAAACTCATAGGGATAAGATAGCAAATGCCCACTTGCTTATCCACTGCGGCATAAATATCACAGTCTTTGCTGGTAATTCTTTTGCCTTGATTGCTTTGGTGCTTATAGTCTATACCCTGCCCGCCTCTATCCCTATCTTTAAAGCTTATAAGCCCTCCTGTAATGCCTTTAATTTGTATGCGTAAAAGAGTGCCGTTATAATCGACTATTGCATCATAACGACTACTTCTTACATCAACGCTTGAGGCGTTAAATCCTGCTAAAATAGCCCTCGCTACAAATAAAAACTCGGCACTATCTCCAGCATTAGAAAGCATAATGCCTGAATTAATTTGAAGCAAATTTGCCTTAAAGCCGTCCATAGAAGCAAGAAATAAGGCTTTTTCTAAAATTTTGCTTAGTTTGTTTTGTATGAATTTAAATTGTAACTCATCGGTGTTTTGTTTGATGTAGGCTAGGCTTTTATCTTTTAACTGCTCTAAATCTAAGCCCTTAAAAATATCTAAAAAAATTTGCCTTTCTAAAAAATGCAAAAGGTCGTTTTTATATAAAATTTGTTTATTTGCAAGGTCTATAATCTTGCTTTTTTGGTAAGATAAATTTGCAAAATCCTTTAAAATTTTTTCTTTAAAAGTCTCATTTTCGCATTTTTCTTTAAAACGCTTTTTTAAATAATCTTTGATTTGCATTTCATTAAAAAGGGCGGTTTTAAAGCCACTTGGCTTTTGGTTAAAGGCTGCGATGTTTTCTTTAACAAACTGCTCTAAGGTCATTTTTTAAAGCCTTTTTTAGCTCTTTTGCTATATTTGCTATCACGCTCACAGAAACACTATTGCCTATTTGTTTATAAAGCGTGGCATTTGAAAGCTGTGAGGGTAAAATAAAGCTATCATCAAAGCCTTGAAATCTCGCACACTCTCTAGGGGTAAGTTTTCTTATATCATCATCTAGCACTAAGGGCACATTATGCCCACCTGTTCCCATATTTGCTGTTAAAGTGGGACATAAATTATTTTTATTTTCTCTTACATAATGTCTCCGCCATTGATATAAGGTTTCTTTACTTTGCATCTCTTTTTTAAGCTGGGCACAATATTTATGTGAAGTGTAATAAAAGCTTTTATCAACGCCTTTTTCCAATAAATGCTGAATTTTTTGTGTAAGTTTAATTTTAGCGGGGAAATGAAAGCTTTCGTAAGTGTGAAAATCTAAAAAACCTATAATGTAAATTCTTTCTCTATTTTGAGGGATATTGCCATATTCGCTAGTGTTTAAAATTTCATATTTTAAAAAATAACCAAGCTTTTGTAATTCTTTTTTAATGATTTCAAAGGTTCTACCCTTATCGTGTTTAAAAAGATTTTTGACATTTTCTAAAAAGATAATGCTAGGCTTAAAATGCTCTAAATACCTTAAAATTTCAAAAAAGACATTCCCCCTCTCATCTTTAAAGCCCTTTCTATACCCCGCCACACTAAAGGCTTGACACGGAAAGCCCGCTGTTAAAATGTCAATTTTGCTTAAGCTTTTTAAATCCACTTTTGCTAGGTCGTTATTGATAATTTTGTGCTTATGATTTGCTTTATAAGTGATACAAGCTTTACTATCAAGCTCAACCGCCCAAGCGGTTTTAAATCCTGCTTTTTTAAAGCCAAGCTCAATTCCGCCAATCCCTGCAAATAAACTGCCTATTTTCATTTCTCTCCTTAAATGCGAAATTTTAACGAAAGAAAATAATAAAAGCCTTAAGCCTTTTTTTAAAGCCTTTGTAGGGCTAAAGTTAGCTTAAAAAGTGTTTTAAAAGGATATCAATATGGACTTAATGCCACCTATAAATAATGCAGAAAGAGCGGCAAATGAAAGTGGTTTATGGACTAAATTTAGCAATTATTTAGGCAGTGATAATTTTGCAAATTTTGGAAAAGGCATGCAAGGAGTCGGAGCCTTTGCAAGTATAGGGACAAATATTTATGGGATTTTTCAAAGTAATAAAGCCTTAAAAATGCAAAAAAAAGCCTTAGCAAATGCAGAAAAACAACAAGCCATAGAAAACGCAAGATATGATAAAAGAGAAAAAGAAAGAGATGAGGCGACTGATATGGTGATGAGCGGGGCGGGGCTTTTGGATACAAGCAGGGTTTAGATTTGCAAGAAATTTAAAACGCTTTATTTAGGTGCTTATTTTTAAATCTTAAGAGTGTTTGAGGTGAGAATTCAAAAACTCCTTATTCAACGCGGTTGCCCACTTTAGAAACTTAAACCCTGACGGGTTTTTTCTAAAGGGTCAAAGCGTTTCATTGCGTGAGTTTTTGTAATTCTCTTGGAAAGTGAATTTAAGGCAAAATTTGGCAAATCCGCAGGATTTGGGCGGGTCGTGCCTTTAGGTTTTGGTTCTTTTAGCGGAGCTTTGCTTCGCGGTGAAAAGAACATTAAAGGACAAATTTATGACAAAACGCTTTAATTTTTGGGATCATTTTGACGAGGCTTACACGCATTTAGAAAAAAAGCATAAAAGCCGTTTAACTGATGATAAATTAGTCTCTTTTGCAAGTGAGTTAGCCTTAAAGCTTGTGGAAATTGACTTTAAAGAAAAGGAAAACGCTTATAATTATGAAAAAGCCGAAGCTGAAATTAAAAATCTCATCTTACAAAGCAAAACGCAAAATGAAGCCTTACAAATAGAAAAGCTTAAAAGCTTAGTTCAAGCGCACGCTATGCTTTTAAGTGTAGGAGATAATGCAGCCATTAATAAGGCAAATGCAGTAGTGAGCTTTTTAAATGTGGTCGGTAATGCAAGTAATGAGAAAATGGTGGCTTCTTACACAAAGCAGGTTATGGAGCTTATCAATCAAATTTCTAATAAAGATATGAGTGCGGATTATAAGCCGCTTTTAGACAAGATTAAAGAACTAGCAAATGAGGGCTTTGATGATGGCAGAGGCGTTAAGGAGCTTGGCATCATCTGTCCTAGAGTGAAGCTTAAGGTTAATGAAGCGGTCGAAATAAACGCTTATACGATGTATCCTAATAAGGAGCATTATTTTGAGCTTAATGGGCGGAGGTATGAGGGGGCTTGTTTATTTTTCATCGCTGAGAGGGCGGGGGAGTATGAGCTAAGCTTTAAAGCAAGAAATCATAAAAACGCCCTTTTAAGCACGAGTTTAAAGCTTAGAGTGGTGAGTGAGGCTTAAGCCTTTTTTTTAAAAACGCTTAAGGCTATCTTTTCACAAATTTATAAAGGAGTAAGCATGGACGAAGCAGCACAAGCCCCCTTAAATGACGATGAGGCACGCTTAGCAGTTTTAGAAAATGAAATTTCTGGGGCAGAGGCGAGTTTAGAAAATGACTTTGCAAGTTTTGCGGCGGAAAAAATAGCCAGTGATGAGAGTTTGGAGGAGGCTTTTTTCGAGGATAAAGAGGAGTTTATTAAGCAAATTTTGCATTTACAAAACGAGTTTTTAAAATCCTTGCAAAATAAGGTCGATGAGGCAAACGAGCTAAGGGGTCAAATAGGGCAAAAAAAGGCTTTTGATACTATCCAAGCCGCCGCTGATGCTTTTGACGCACAAAATTTAGGCGTAAGCTCTGACACGCTTTTAGACTTTTTTCAAAAGGATTTAAGCCCTAGAGCTAAGGCGAATTTAGAAAACTTAGAGCCTAGTGCCTTTTTTGAGGAGCTTTATAAGCTTTACACACAGGGAGCTAAAGAGGAGCAAAGCGAGGAACTCCCACAAAGGCTTAATGCAAGTAGCGCCAGTGTGGAAAGTGGAGGCGATAGCCTTGTAACGCAGAGGTTTTAATCGGCTTGGGTGAGAATTCAAAAACTCCTTATTCAACGCGGTTGCCCACTTTAGAAACTTAAACCCTTACGGGTTTTTTCTAAAGGGTCAAAGCGTTTCATTGCGTGAGTTTTTGCAATTCTCTTGGAAAGTGAATTTAAGGTGAAAATCAAAACGCTTTCACACTCAGCAAGAGTTATCCACTTTAGAAACTTGAAACGCTTAAGGCGTTTCTTTTCTAAAGGGCTAAATTGCTTCGTTATGAAAGGCTTTGATTTTCTTTAGAAAGTGCTTAAACGGGGTTTAGGCAAGGTAAATTCAAGGTAAAGGAAAATCACAAAATGTTAGATAGTTTAAACAAAATCAATTTAGCAGCGTGGAGAGAAAATCCAAATGTCGCGATTGAAATCGCTAGAACGATAGAAAATGCAAGCTGGCAAAAAAGCCCATTTGCGCCTTTTATGGGGCGGGGGCAAGATAGAGGGGTAAGAACCTATAATGTTAAGGATTCTAATCCTTATCGTCCAAGACTCAAAGCACAATTAACAGGGGACGGCGTGAGAGGAAATGCAGACTTTGAAACAAATTTCGATAATTTAGAAATCTTAAGTCAAACGGTCTATCCTTTAATCATAGGAAATTCCATTAAAAGCCCCGTCAAGCAATACACACAAATCGAGCAAATCGACTTCATTAAAGAAGCGACTGAAAGCCTGACTGATTGGATACAGGATAAAAGAGACAGGGCTTTTATCACGGCTTTAACGAATGATCTTAGTAATGTTGTGGTTTGTGATAAAAACGGCGGAAAAGGGTATAAAGATACTACAGATGTAACAAGCGTGATTGAGGCGAGTAAAAAAACGGTTAAGGGTGATGTGTGTAATGTCAAAGCCTTACGCCGTGCGATTTTTATGGCAAGAAGTGGGATAAACTATAAAAACAAAGAGGCGTTCCCTATTAAGCCGATAAGAAGTAATATGCACTCAGTAGGAGGCATTGAGGTAACAAATTATTCTTATCTTATCTTGCTTGATACTTACCAAGCAAATCAGCTTAAAAACGACCCTGAATGGATAGCGATGCAAAAAGTAGGCGTGAGGGGTGAGAAAAATAACCTTTTCACGGGCTTAGTGGGCTTAGTCGATGAGTGTCCTGTCATTGATATGGGCGTATGGACTAAGATGCAAGTGGGCTTACTTAATAGTGAAATTAGCGATAGTGATTTCATCAGCAATATTAACGAGCAAAATGTAGGTGGCAATTTAACGCCTCCCTCAAAATATGCAAACACACAAGCTGTATCAATAGGCTTTTTAATCGGGGCTTCGGCTTTGGTTATGGTAGGAAGTGATACGCCTAGCTTTTATATCGATGAGAGTCAAGATGCAGGGCGTAAGGTGGTCTGCGGTGTGGATAGGCTTATGGCGATTGCTAAGGCAAATTTGAAAATGCTAGTGGGCGTTTAAGTCCTTATGCAAATACGGATTTTTCTACTATAGGTATTATCTCAAGCAAGGAGTAAGCGAGGCTTTTAAAGTGTTTTAGGTGAGAATTTAAAACGCTTTATTTAGGTGCTTATTTTAAACCCTTACGCAAGGGTGAGTTTAGGCGAGAATTCAAAAAGGTGTTTAAAGGGAAATTTAAAGTCTTTGCTTATTCGGCAAGAGTTAAGCACTTTAGAAACTTAAACCCTGACGGGTTTTTTCTAAAGGCTTAAATTACCTCATTACGCAAAACTTTAAATTTCTTAAAAGCCGTTTTGCAATTCTTTAGAAAGTGAATTTAAAAAAAATGATTTAAAAGGAAATTTTTATGCAACAAAGAGTCAAAAATATCGCTTATTTAAGTGAAGTGGTGGTTGATTTAGCGACCTTAGATGCGACTAAGGGTTTAGAAGTGATTATGCTACCTAAGGGTGCAAGTGTGTTAAGCGTGAAAATAGAGGTTTTAGAGCTTAAGCAAGATACTATTCAGACCTTAACGCTTTCTTTGCAAAAAAATGGGCTTAAATTCTTTGAAAATGCACAAATTGCAAAAAATGCAAATGATAAGAAGTTTTTAACAAGTAGTGTTCATACAACTATAGATTTTAACGATGTTTTAGTGCTAAAACCTAGCGCTGCGATTGATAGTGGGCTTGTAAAGGTTAAGGCGCATTTTTATAATCCTAGTGAGATTTTAGCAGAGCTTTAGAGGGTTTAGGCGAGAATTTAAGGCTTTGATTTAGGTGAGAATTCAAAAACTCCTTAAGGCGAAAATCAAAACGCTTTCACACTCAGCAAGAGTTATCCACTTTAGAAACTTGAAACGCCTTAGGCGTTTCTTTTCTAAAGGGCTAAATTGCTTCGTTATGAAAGGCTTTGATTTTCTTTAGAAAGTGCTTAAACGGGTTTTAGGCAAGGCAAAACAAGGCAAAGGCTTACGCCTTTGGGACGGCTTGGGCTTTAGGTTTTGGTTCTTTTAGCGGAGCTTTGCTTCGCGGTGAAAAGAACATAAAAATAGAAAGTAGGTTTAAGGTGAACTACGAAAATTATATCAATGGAAATTATGCAGAGAAAATAGGAGAGGCAAACAAGCTTTTAAATGAGGCAAAGGACTTATTAAGGGCGGAAAATATCGACAGCCTTTTAAATGCGAAATTTGCCCTTTTAAGTGCCGAGTTAAGAGAGCTAATTAATAGCGTTAGTGAAACAAAGACAGGGGAATTAAAAGAGCACCTTACCCATTATAATCATAACGAATTACAAAAATCTTATACAAAAAATAAAGAGGATTTAATCCAATCTTTAGCTTTACAAATCGATTTTAACGCCCTTTTTGTGGCGAATAAAAATGAATTTATCAACATCACAAAACAAGAATTTAGCAAGGAATTACAAAGGCTTTTAAACGAAAATGAAAGCTTAGAAAATGCGATTAACATTTTAAAAGAAAAGGTAGAAAATACGACACAAAATGCAAATATTGCTTTAAATCAAAGGCTTGAGGGCTTAGAATTAGAGCGCCTTACAAAAGAGCTTTTAAGAGCGGAAATCACAAGGCTTTCAAAGGAGGCTTTAAAAGAAAACGCCCCCTTTATTGCACAAGAAAGTGCAAAAGAGCTTTTAAGAGATGAGGACTTTTTAGAAAATTTGGTGAGTGATATTTTAAATCATAGCGTTTTAGAGGGTAAAATCAAATATGAATTAGCAAAAGTGCTAGAAAGCATTAATAAACAAGCCTTAGAAAGAGCCTTAAATCATAAAGAGCTTAAAAAAATGATGATACTCCAAGATATGATTATCGCTTCACTGAGCTTACAAAATGAGCTTAAAATCATTAGCGAAAATATGGTTTTTATTAATGATTATAAACTCATAGAAAAGCGTAAGGAATTCTTAGAAAACTTAGACAAAGAAAACGCGAAAGAAAACGCGAAAGAAAACAAATTTAAGGCAGTGTAATGGATGAGTTTTTAATCCCAGTGCAAGAGGAAAATAAGCAAGAAAACGAGGAGCTAAAAGCCTTAAAAACACAAAATGAGGCTTTACAAAATCAGCTTTTACAAAATCAGCTTTTACAAAACGAGGCTTTACAAAACGAGGCAAAAAGCCCTTTTAATAATGCTTATGAGCAGTATTTGATGAAAAAATATTATGGCGATGAGGGGCTGAGTTTAAAGGCAAAACAGGATATTAATTTTAAAAGCAGAAGTATTAATGAGCCTATTAAGCAATTAGCAAGAATCAACAAGGCTTTAAAGGCGAGCGATGAGGCTTTAAAAAGTGTCGAGGAGGCGGGGCTTAGATACGGAGCAAATAAGAAGCTAAATAATCTAACAGGCGGCATTTGGGGCATAGGTGAGGAAAATGCTAAGCTTGATAATGCTTTGGCAAATTTTGCAAATATGAGCGGACAAGTAACTTCACGCGGTGGGAATAATTCTAATAAAAGCGCGGATGAGCAGCAAAGACTACTAGGGCGGGATTTTGCTAGCACAAAAGAAAGGGTGAGTAGAATCGCACAAACGCGTAAAAACATTATGGATTATTTTGAGCAAGAAAAGGCGGGGCTTGAGGCTTTGGGATACCGCTTAGATGCAAATTCAAGCTTTATGAAAGAATATTTAGAGCAAAAGAAAAAACAAGAATATTTAGAAAAAAATAGCGGGGCTTTTGATTTTAACGCGTATGAAAAAAGCGTTTATGAGGATTTTGCGAAGCAAAAAGAGCAAAATGATGGACTTTTAAGGCTTAAGAAGTGAGGGTTAAAGCTATTTAAATTTCTTGGAATAGTGTTTTAGGTGAGAATTCAAAAACTCTTTAAGGTGAAAATCAAAACGCTTTCACACTCAGCAAGAGTTATCCACAAGTGAAGCTTAAAACCCTGACGGGTTTTTTTCACTTGGGCTAAATTGCTTCGTTATGAAAGGCTTTGATTTTCTTTAGAAAGTGCTTAAACGGGTTTTAGGCAAGGCAAATTTAAAGGCAAAACTGGGGCTTTTGCGTTAGCAAAAGGGTGGGGAAGCCTTTAGGTTTTGAGGTGGAGCAAAAAGGGAGCTTAACAGGGCAAAGGCGTAAGCCTTTGGGACGGACTGGGCTTTAGGTGTAGTAAGTTTAATGGCGTGATTTGGCAAATCCGCAGGATTTGGGCGGGTCGTGCCTTAGCTTTTGTTACTTTTAGGCGAAATCCCGCTAAAAAGTAAATTAAAAGGTATAAGAAATGATAACAATCAAAGATTTAATCACAAAGATAAGAACAAGGCTAAGAGATGAAAGCGAGGGAGAATTTCGCTTTAGAGATGGTGAGCTTTTAGACGCACTCAATTCGGCTTATTTGGACTTAAATTATCAATTTAAGCTAAACATTAAAAAATATACTAAGCAAGTGAGCCCAGTGGATAATGTCTTGCAAACAAATAAAATGTTCCTTTCTTTTGAAAAGGCGTATTTAAATGGCGTAAGCTTAGCCTTTAAAGCCTATGATGAAAAAACCAAGACTTTGCAAATTTCAAGCTTTAGCGATTTTCAAAGTCTCATTATTTTACCCGCCACGGGGGCGAATGGGATTTTAGAAGTCTTTGTCAATGAAAGCGTGAAACTAGAGCTTGAGAGCGTTTTAAGTAGTGGGGACTTTTTGGAAAATGCTTTAATCTTTAGCGTTTTAATCTCTATTTTTCAAATAGAAAGCAATGAAAGCAATTTGCAAAGAGTGGGCTTTTATGAAAATCTTTACAAAAAAGAAACGGACAGGCTAAGGGCTTTAATCTCAGGCACAAAAGAGGCAAGAAGCTTTCAAACTTATTTTAATTATTAAGCCTTTTTTATGAGAAAATTTAGGCTTAAAATCACACAAAAAAAGGGGTTTTTATGCAAGAGAACGAATTAATCCCTCCTAAAGAGGACTTTTACAACGAGCTTAAAGAGCTTTTAAAGGACAATGCTAAGTGGGTCGAGCAGGTTAAGATGAGCCTTGCGGTTTTGGCGCATTTGTATGATAGCTTTTTAAAGATAGAAAATAAATACGACACTTCTTTAAAAGAGTGCGCAAAAATCGCTTCACAGGTGAGGGAGGAATATTTAAAAATAGAAGCCTTAAGCGTGAAATTAGGACAAGACATTTTAAAATTTAGCGAGGAGGCAAGAGGGCTTTTAGAAAATATGAGCCTTAAGGAAAGTGCGGTTTTAGAGGCTTTAGAAAAATGTGAGCATTTAGCGCACGAAGTGGAAGTTTATTTTAGTGAAATAGAGAATTTTAGAATTAAACTAGAGCTTTTTAAGGAGGAAATGGCAGAGTTTAACGAAGCTTTTAACGCACAAAAAAGCGAAGTTTATCAACGCATTGAGGATTTTAAAAGCGAATTCGCACAGGATAAAGCACGGCTTGAAAAAATAATTAATGATGCAAATGCGGATTTAACAGCCTTTAGGACTGAAATTGCCCTAGAAAAAAAGGAGCTTTTAAGCAAAAAAGAGGAGGTTAAACTAGAGCTTGAGAGCTTAGCAAAGTCTCATTTTGGTGCGATTTATGCGCACATCTTTGACATTGAGCGGGTTTTAATGGAAAAAGGCGTGGTGAATTTAGAGCAACAGCCTCTCCACTCTACTAAAGAGGCTTAAAAAGATAAAGTTAAGTTTAAACTAAGCAGAGTGAAGTATAATTTTTTTGAAATTATTTTTTAGTTCTTGCTTTAGCTTTTAAGGGCTAAAACAAGGACAACTAAGACTACCACAAAAGCGATAATTTCAGTCATCTTACCTCCTTTAGCATAAGCCTCCAGAGTTTCAACTTAACAATGTAATGATAGCAAAAATAACTAAAACTAGCTTAAAAACTGTACTTTCTTAAGCCTTTTTTTGCTTTTAGCTTTTTTCTAAGATTTTGAAAAAAAGGAGCAAATAAATGAGTGAAAATTTAACACAAATTGAGGCGGATTTAAGGCAAGCAAGTGGGGCTTTACAGGATTTAAGAAGTAAATACGATGGGGCTTTAACTAAGATAAACGCGGCTAATGAGGCGTGCAAAAATGAGCTTGAGGATAAAAAAACACAGGCTTTAGAAGCCATAAATGTAAGTAAGGCGGCGCAAGGGGAAAAAATCACGGCACTTGAGAGTAAAATGGAGGAACTAAAGAGCCGTTTTATCACAGATGAAAATCAAATCTTAATCAAAGTAGGAAATAACGCGGGGGAAATCTCAAGCTTAAAAGAGGCGTTAAATTTAGCTTTAAAATATGCGCCCTCTATCCCTCAAAGCGTAACGCGTGAGAAAAATAAGGTCGTCATAGAGATCCAAGAGGGCTGGGAATGGGTGGAGCCTATAGGGCTTTATCACATGGACTTAAGCCATATTATTTTAACGCAAAAGAATTTTGATACTCCCATAATGTGTGATTTACATAAGGATAATATGGTCATTGAAAATGGCTTTTTGGGAAAAATGTACTTAATTAATAGCAAAATTACCATAAATAGACTGCATCTAAAGGCTAAGGCGTTAGACTTAAAAGATAATACCACAAGCTGGATGACTAGCTTTATTATAGCGTATGAGAATTCGGGTATTTATGCTCTAGATTTAAAGCTTGATACTTCTTTACTCACTTCAACGGCTGGGGATATGGGCTGGGGGCAACTAAACAGGGGGGCGTTTCCTGTATGGGTGGGCAGAAATAGCGATATTTGTGTCAAAAAATATGAGAGTATAGATACAAATACAGGAAGTGTAGCAAGGGAACAAGGCTTTAGCTTAACAGAAGCCTCAAGAGCTTATGTAGAAACGCTTAAAATTAGTGGAAATCGCTGCTATTCTAATGCAATCTCTATCGCCGCCGCTTCAAGCGCTTATATACAAGCCATCACCATAAGCGGTCGCTCAGGTCATCAACACATCTTAGTGAACGGCGCAAGGCTTACAAACTATGTTTCGTGTAATTTCACAGGAGCCACAACGGGCAATAATCAAAAACTAGCCATCGCAAGAGGTGGTTTAGCCACTGTGGCGGGGGCTGGTTACTCAAGAGGAGCGGGAAATGATGCAAATCAAGCGGTAAATATTTGGAGTGCGCATGGAAGCTGGTGCTTTTATGGAAATAAGACTTAAAAGAGTTTGTAAGGTGAAATTTAGAAAGTGAATTTAAAAGCAAATTTTAAAAGGATAAATATGACAAAAATGCAAGATATGGGACAAAATTTAAACACGCCTTGGGCGGATTTGAGTGTAGAAAGGATTAAGGCGGATTTGCAGTGGGCATTAACGCATCCTTATTTTAATCAATGGCTTGAAAATGCTGAAGTGAGTGAGGTGCTAGAGGTTAAAAAAGAGCTAAAAAAAAGAGAAATCACAAGGAAGCGAGATGAGGCAATTAATAGCGGGGTAGAGTATAAGGGAAAGGTCTTTCAAAGTGGGGAAAAGGATAGAAATTTGCTTACCTCGACTATCTCACTTTTTAGCGTAACAAAGCAAGTTCCTGAGGATTTTAAATGGATCGCTAAGGATAATGAGGCGGTTAGCTTTACCTTGCAGGATTTAATCGCTTTGGGCGGCATTATGGCAAATGCTGTTAATACTTCTATGATTAAGGCAAGGGAATTAAAAGACAGAGCCGAAAAGGCAAAGAGTGCGGCGGCTTTGGAAAAAATCGCTGTGGAGTTTTAAAAATGCTTGTGCCTTTTGGCTTAAATGAGGTGCTAGAGTGTTTAAAAATCGCTTTCTTTTTTGCACTTGGCTATAGCGTAGGGGCTTTTATTTGCTCCACGCTTTTTAATTGGCTTGTTGAGGGAAAGGATTAGGAGGGCTAAATTGCTTTTGAAATGTTTTAGGCGAGAATTCAAAAATTGTTTATTCAACGCGGTTGCCCACTTTAGAAACTTAAACCCTTACGGGTTTTTTCTAAAGGGTCAAAGCGTTTCATTACACTAATTTTTGCAATTCTCTTGGAAAGTAAATTTAAAGGCGAGGCTTGGCAAATCCGCAGGATTTGGGCGGGTCGTGCCTTTAGGTTTTGGTTCTTTTAGCGGAGCTTTGCTTCGCGGTGAAAAGAACATAAAAATAAAAAGGTAAAAAATGAGTTTAAAACGGGTAGTCGTAAAACCTTATGATAGATATAAGTTTGAGGTTTATGAGGATTTTAGCTTTGAAATAAAGCTAAATGATAATGAGTTTATAAGCGGGGTTGTGCCGAAAGGTTATACAACAGATGGAGCTTCAATACCTAGAATATTTTGGAGCTTTTATCCGCCTTATAAAAGTGAGTATTTTAGTGCTTGTGTTTTACACGATTATCTATGTAGTCGTGCAATCCATGAGATAAGCATTAAAGAGGCGTATAAAAGGGCGGATTTATGTTTTTATAAGCATTTAAGGCTTTTAAATGTGAATTTTGTCACTTGCTTTATTTTTTATCATTGGGTGGATAAGTTTCATAAGCTTAAATGTTATTTTAAGGGGTGGAAATGAGCTTTTTAAGTAAAAAAAAGTTATTTGGTAAAGCGAGGGCAATATGCGAAGAGCTTTACCTCTTAAATGAGGATAGCTTAGAATTAGTGCTTGATTTAATCAACGATGAGGAAATAAACGATAAATACGGCGAAGTGCTAGAGCTTTTAAAAGAGAATTTAGAAAAAACACATCATTTACTTTAGCCGATAGCCTTAGCGGGAGGTATTGTTTAAGGATAAGCTAAGTAAGGCTACTCTATAATTTAAGTGTTGAATTTAGTGTTGGTTAAGGAGTTTTAGTAACTCTCTAACCAGCCTCAATGTCTCTACGATAAGCTTTAAAATCTTAATCCATAAATCCATTTCAGCCACCTTTCTCCACCGAGTTAGCAACTTAAACAAGCAAATTTTAGCAAATTTACCTTAAAAAAACTCCCTTTTTTAATCCTTTTTTTCATACGCATTTTTTTCTAGGATTTCAAAAGGGTTAATTTAGGTGTAGCAAAGTTTGGGCGTAATTCGGGGCTTTTGCGTAAGCAAAAGGGTGGGGAAGCCTTTAGGTTTTGTTACTTTTAGCAAAAATCGCAATTTTTGCGTTAAAAAGTAAATTAAAATAGAAAGTAGGTAAAAAATGAAAATAGAAATTATCAATCGGTATCAGGGTGAAACTTGTGTGATTGGCAAGTTTAAAGTGTTTGATGAAAATGGCGATTTAAGCTTTGAGTGCTTTACTTTGCAAGAGGATACAGCAGGGCTTGAGAGTGGAAAGGATTTAAGAATACCTGAGGGGGTTTATAAGCTTAAAAGACACCCGGGAAGTAGGTTTGAGGCGACATTAAGAAAGATTACAGGAAATGATAAGGACACGATGCTAAATGTTTATAATGATTTAGTGCCTTATGAAAGACACATTTTAATACATTGGGGCAACACGGATAAGGATACGCAAGGGTGTATTTTACTTGGTGAAACTAAGGCGGGAAATGAAAGCATAGGAGGAAGCAGGGCGGCTTGTAAAACCTTTTATGATTTAATGAGAGGCGTGAATTTAGATTTAGTAGAGCTTGTGATTAAAGACGAACTAGAATAAAAGGACTTTTATGAGTGAGAGTGCTATAACTTCCGCTTCTGTTTTAGGGAGCTTAAGCGGGGCGGGGCTTTTGGGGCTTATGGTCTTATCTTTAGCGGGTGTTGTGATACACTTATATAAAAAGCAAAGTGAAATTATGGGCGAAAAGCAAGAAAGACAACTTAAAAACCTAGAGGACATTAAGCAAAATCTAAAGGAAAATACCACTATACAAAAGGTAACCTTAGACACTTATAAGGAGAATAATAAGGTGATGATGGAATTCATAAAAGAGCATTGCAAAAATACAAATGATGAGCTTAAAAGGGCAAATGATAAGCTAGATAAAATCAATGATGATTTAGACCCTTTAAAAGATGTTGGGGCGTGGTTTAAAGACTTAAATGGCGTTAAGAAGTAGGTGTTAAAATGTTTGGTATAGCAGGAACAATTTTAAGCTTTTTTAAGGGGAGTGCGTTTTTTTATATAGCCTTAGCTTTAGCCTTGGGAGGAATAGGCTTTTTATATTTAAGTTTAGAGGCACAAAAGGCAAGATATGAAAAGGCAAAGAGTGATTTAAATATAAGCCTTGAGGCAAATCACAATCTAGCCTTAAGCCTTGAAACCTTAAAACTAGAGCATAAAAAGCAAATTGAAGCAATAAGCGGAGCAAATGAAGCAAAAGAGCAAGTGAAAGAAAGGATAGAATATGTTAATCGGTATATTTACAAAGAGTATGAGAGGGGTGAAAATAACCTTACTAAGCTTTTTAATGCTATGGCTAACAGGCTGTGGGAGCAAGACACAAATACAAGTCGTTAAGGATGTTAAAATCGTCAAGGTGCAAGTACC